CTACCTGTTTATTAACACCAGATAAAATGTTTAATGTTTGGTTGGCTGATGTAAACTTAATTGTGCTTACATCGCCTAATTCAACTGTTATATTGGCTACTCCACTATATGTAAAATCACTTGGGTAATAAACTTTAAAGTATGGTGATGTTTCACCGCTCAAAATAATGTTTAAATCGGTTATTATTAATTTGTTATCACTTATTGTTAAAAAGGCACCATAAGGCATTAAAATACTTTCAAGCACTTTCCTACAAGTAAATGGTTCATCGTCCTCATCATAAAAGTTTGCATTTAAAACATACACTTTATGAAAAAGTGTTTCCTCGCTTCCTATTGTTATACCAGACGCTGTTGTTGATACATTAACACAAATGCCCCACCAGCTCAAATTAAGTCTTGTTAAAATGTTTTTTAACACATCCCATTGTGTAGTTATACCAGTGTAGTTGTCGCCATTACCATCAACATAATATAACCTATCCAAAAGTGCAAGTCCGTCATTTCCAGTTAATGAAACTTGGTAGTGGTCTATTGAGTCAAATGGCTCGCTATACAACTCACTATCCAAATAACCGCACCAAGTAATTCCACTATTTTTTTTAAGTTGTATTTGATACTTAAACATATCTGGTGTATATAAACCTAAAAATTGGCGGTCGGTTTCCGAGAAAAGGTTTATTTCACAACCACTTCCCCTAACTGGTTCAAAAACTTCAAACTTTGGGTATGTTACAAAAAATGGTTTTTCCATTCCTCGTATCTCGGTTGTTGCTCCTGTAAAGTCATTTTCAAGTATCTCAACCTCATACTCATTATCATTACCTAATCCTTTAAAAGTAAAATAGTATTTTTCGCTATATGCCATTTTTATCTCGTTTTATTTATTACCCTGTTGTAATTACTAAGCACTCCAACAAGCTTACTTCCCTCAATTTCAAACCTAACATCACCATTATAACCATATTTACCATTAGCCATATCAAATAAGCGGGCCTGTTGTGATGAGTTTAAAATCATTTCACCACTATTAACCCTGGCAATCCTTTTATCACCACTAAAATCAGTTCCACCAACTATACCACCTGTTGCGAAGTTGTCTGGAACATAAGCTGCCCATAAGGCTTCAAGTGCAACCAATCCTGCTGCTGCTGCTGCCAAACCAATTAAACCTTTTGAACTTACTTCTTGTGCTGTTAAACCAGCGGCTGCTTGTGCAAAATAAGCTATCAACATCGCCCTAATTGTAGCCAACAAACTTTGCCCTAAATCCTTGAATGAGGTTTTACCCTCATCAGCCATTTGAACAATTGAGTTTGCCAAACTATTAAAACCAATTTCCAAAAGCATTGACATATCCAGGACCTTTTTCATACCATTCCATATGTTCAATAAGTTGCCTTTGAATGTGTCAAGTTCATCATTATAGTTTGCTAATGTTTGAACATCCTTCGGTTTCATAAAAACAAAACCGTCAAGTGGTTTCATTTTTGAAATAGCACTATTAGTTTCCTCACTTTCCTTAATTAAATTATCAACTTCCTTTAATTCTTGTTTTAAACCCTGTATCCTTTCAGTAAAATAATCAATGTCAGCTCCTAAAAAGGCAAAAGTTAATCTACGATTTTCAAGTTTTGCTATATCCTCATTTATTTCATTAACAAAAGCATCACCAGCTTGGTCAAGTATTCCACCTAATTCGGCAGCGTGTCTCAGTTCCTCCTCAATGATTTTTGCATTACCTTCCTTTGTGGTGTTTAATTCATCCTGTTTTTGTTTTTCCTTTATTATTCCACTTTTTATTCTAAAATCCTCTTGAATTGTATTTCATTATCAAAACTTTTAATCAACTCGGCCTCTTGTCTGCTGAAAGCTGTTTGAAGGTTAAGTTTATATTTTTTCCAATTTTGCCAATTAGTAATAACTTCCTCACCATACAATTCCTCCAATTCCAAACGAGATTTGTTATACTCCTCCTGTATTTTAATGACCTCGTCCGATATACTAAGTTGTAATTGTATTAACTGGGCTTCATACTCACTGATTGTTCCAATTAAAAGTTGGTATTGTAATTGACTTTCATATAAACTTTTATTCAATTCATCAAGCTCGCTATTATATCCCCTTTGAATAACTTGTAGTTCCTTATATTGTTCGGCGTTTATTCCAATTTCATCGTTGTTATCCCTAAAAGCCTTTGTTAATAAAACAACTGCTGTAACAAGTGCTCCTATGGCCACTAAAACAACACCCATTGGACTGGCAGCTAACGCCGCATTCCAGGCCCATTGTGCGGCAGCCGCTATTTTAGTAACTATACTTGCTTTACCCATTACAACGGCCCTTGCCGCCTCAGCCCTGGTTTGTGCGTTTGTGGCTACTGTATTTGACCATTTTGAAACTGTTTCAGCGGCTATTGAAGCGGTCATTTTAACCCTTAAAGCTATGTTTCTAAATAATTTATTTGAAATTGCATCCTCCAAAACACCCAACCCTTGAGTTATACCAATGAGTTGAACCATAGTTTGTTGTAGTTTTTGTGCTTGTTCCTCCGAGGCTCCAAATAAAGCCATTGCTCCTACAAACACTTCAACGGCAGCTGATGCCGCTGTTAGTCCTTGTGTTAAAACACTTCCAAACTCAGTTCCAAGTATTTTTTGCTGTGCGGCAACATCGCCCATTTCGTCCCTCAACTGCCCCATTCTGGTGTTTAAGGCAAGTATTTCCTCCTCGGTTTTTCCAGCAAAACTTATTTTTTTAAGTGAGTTGAACTCCCTTTTCAACTCAGCTATGTTTTTACTTACTTCCTGTGTTCCACGCTTTACACCCGAAGCATCAACACCCAATACCGTTAATAAATTAAACTTTGCCACTATATATTTTTATTTTTATTAAATACACTTTTTATTCATTTTATTTTGGTATCAGCTCACTTATACTACCAGTTTTATTGTTTATAAATGCTTCGTACATTTCAGCCTGTATGTTTTTAATTTCATCCTTTGAATAGTTTGGTCCTTGTTCCCTTTCCCAGTCAAACTTTATTAAATCACTTGGTTTTTTAAGTTTTACACCCATACTTAAAGCCGTTATATATGCGCTCCACCTTGTTTTTTCCCACTCGGTTTTATAATCCTGGTTGTACTTTTCCATTATAGCATCAACTTCAAACCAACTCATTTCATCAAAAAAGTATTCTGGTGATATGTTTGTATAAGTCATAACCAAACTATACACCTCCATTACGCTTAAAGGTTTTGTTTCACTTTTTTTTTATCAGTTTCAACTTCCTTATGTTGCTCGGTTAAGTAATTTGAAAATTGGTTTATTATATCTGGGTTTTCATCCAGCATATCAATAAACTCATCCAAATTATGTTTGAATGTTTCCTTATTACAAGCCCTTAAAACACAATATAAAAATGTTATTAAATCATTGACCGAAAGGTCCATTTCCGAGGCTGGTTTTTTGGTTAGTTTTTCAAACTCCATTAAACTCCTAAACGACTGCTTGATGATGTATTCATTATCGCCAACCTTAATAGTTATTTGTTTCATAATTAATTTTTAATAATAAATACAATAAAAAACATTAAAAAAAACAGCATAAAAAAAGCGTGGCATAATTGCCACGCCCAAACTGAAAAAATTAAAACTAAAATGAATAATTATTAAGTGAGAGTCAATTCGCTTGCCCCCTCTAATGTTATACTATAAGTTGCGTTATCATTGTCAGGTGCATTTAATGAAAGGCTTGTAATTATAGCACTTCCACCAAAATACTTTTTACTTGTATCCAATGACCAACTTGGAGTTGAACCACTTGTTATACCAAATGAAAGTGTTACAGGGTCTCTGGCTATCATTAATGTAAATAAATCATCAATGTCCATTGTAGTTCCAGTAATCAAACTAAACGCCATTAATCCTTCCGTACTTGCGTTCCAATCCCATTTTCCAGCGGCTTTTTCCTTCCATATTCCGCTATCCTTTGAGCTAATTTCCCTTATATCTAAGGTTAGGTCCAATTTTGCTGATGTTGAAAATGCTACTGGCATTTTTGTTGCGCCACTTGTGATAAATAACATCATTGAACCACCATAAACTATTTTACTATTTTCTGCTGCCATTATATTTTAAAGTTATTTTTTATTCTTGCTTTTTATATAAATACTTAAAAAACAAAAATTGTTTGTTGTTTTTAACGACATTTTACACTATATGTTAAACGCTGCATAAAAACATCCTCGGCATATGTTTCAAAAACACTTGTCAATCGTATTTTTAAAAATGTAATCCCGCTCATCACACCACTATATTCATTTAAAGCTCCATTACAAGCCTCAGCTATTGTTATAGTATTGGCATAGTCCTTTGAGATTATTGTTAAATAAACTAAACACTCATACATTCCAACACCATCCTTTGTGTTGTCTGGGTCGCTTTGCCTTTCATAAATTATACAAGGCAAATTAACTTTCTCTGGTGTAATAAGTGGAAAAATGTTAGTTGAAACAAGGCCGTAAACCGTTGTATCACCTGTTAAAATTGCGTATATTCCTTTACCTATTCCAATCATTTTATTTATGTTCCTTTTTGTGGCATTCCTTACAAACACTTTTTAAGTTGTTCCAGTCTAAGCCAATTG